ATTTGAAAACACTGTCAAAATATTAGGTAGCATTTGCAAAGCAACAGTGGCTGTCTGACCAGCTGTGGCAATCATCATTAAGCCTGTTCCAGCTTGTTGTAAGCCTGGTCCAGCTGTGGCAATACCAGAAGCAGTTATTGCTGCTAATCCTGTTGCAGTTGCTGCTAATGTAGCACCTAAATCTCCCAATTTTAAATCAACAAGAATTTTGATCCCTTGTGCCATTTGTTTAACGCCTTTTCCAGCGTTTAAAGCAGCATTTCCAATAGAATCAAAAATACCTGCTATTCCATCTAAAATATTTTTAACAGTGTCTCCAAAACTTTTTACAACGTTTGAAGCACCATCCAAAACTTTTTTTACATTATCTCCAAAAGTATTAATTACATTTCCTGCTTCAGTTAATATATTGCTAATTTGTGTTCCTAATTCCTTGATAAGATTAGTAATAGAATCGACAATAGGTTTAATTTCTTGAATTAAAGTTTGAAAAGCTTCTACTATCTTACCAAGTATTGGTGCTATTACTTCAACCATTTTTGTAATTTCTGGAACAATTGGTGTTATCGCTTGGATAATTTGACTAATTGCATTACCAACAATTGGCGCAAGCTGTAAAAACGCATCCACAAGAATTTGGATAATTGGTGTAATGGCTGTTACAATTTGAGAGATTGCTGAACCAAGTGCTGATATTACAGGTGGTAATGCACTAATAACGGTTGAAATTGCTGTTCCTAATGCTGTAATTGCTGGAGCAGTTGCTCCTATAGCAGTTCCTACAGCTTCTATTGCTGGCGACATTGCGCCAATTGAAACTCCGACGGCAACCACTAAAGGTGCTAAGCCAGAAAGAGCACTTGTAATTATTGGCAGAACACTAGATACCGTTACTATCGCTTGTGCAAATGCTCCGATAATCGTTGTAGCTACCATTGAAAAAGCCGTTCCTATAGCATTGATTATTGTTGCAACGCCTTCTCCCTGCGTAGCTAGTAACGTTAATGCGGAAATGATTATTCCTATTCCTGCACTAATACTAATTGCTGCTACTCCAACAGAAGCGCCAAGTGCTAAAATATTTGCAGGTCCTGCCAATCTCATAGCTTGACCTATCCCCTTAAACGTTGCCGCCAAACCAGCCCCAATACCTTTCGCAGCAGTTGCTACTCCAGTAAGTGCTGTTTTTATTCCTGTTCCAATACCTGTTGCACTTGCTTTAATTGCATTTCCAGATGATTTTACGATGTTAGATAATCCGCTAAAAATTTGTGCAATTGTACTTTTTGAACGACTAATGCTTTTTTCTGCTCCAGTCATTCCTGTTTCAACGTTTTTTCTAAAAGCGTTAAACGGATTGAATGATTGAATAAAATCTAACCCTTTCATACCAGTTTTAACAGCTGAAAAACCGACAACTGTTCCCACTAAAACATTTGTAAATGCTTGAATAATTTTAGGATCTAATTTTGATATAAATTCCGCTACAACTTGAACTCCTCGAGCAATGACACTTATAACATTTCCTATCGCTGTTCCTAGCGTTGACCAAATGGAGGCGTCTCCGACTGAATCTGTTATTTTTTTAAACGCATTACTAACACTTTCAATTGCATTTTTTACATTTTGGATTGCTCCTGTTTCGCCTAGTGCTGTCATAAATTTCTTTACAATATTTGCACTAGCGGTAATAACACTATTCAAAGCAATAAAAGCTTTGCTGATTGTAGAAACCCAAGCAGTTGGTCCTCCCGAAACGTTAGAAAAAACCGACATTACTGATTGTATCGCTTCTTTTACATTTTTAATTGCTTTAGAGGCGACTTCTACAACTGTGTCTATCGGTTTCGATAAGTCTTTACCTGTAAGCTCACTCAAGCCTTTTTTTAAGTGATCTACAGCTAATTTAGTAAAAGTTGAAAATAATTCAGGTAATCCTTGCAAAATTCTTTTTACCATAGGAATAAAATTCCCGAAAAGAAATGTTGAAGTAGTTGTGGCTAAATAATTTAATTCATCTTTTATATCTTCGCCAATTGCCAACTTTCCTAAAACATTTTGCATTGCTGCTTTCATTGAAGCAAACGAACCGCTCATTGTAGTTGCTGCTTCTTTATCTGTAGTACCAGTAATTCCTAAGCTTTCTTGCACTGCATGAATCGCTTTGACCGTATCTGCAAAATCGCCAACCGTATAATGTTCCCCAGTTAATTTTTCTGCATCTTTCATCAAACGTTCCATTTCAGACTTCGTACCGCCATAACCTAATTTTAGATTATCTAACATAGCGTAGTTTCCACGAGCAAGTGATTGATATGTTTGTGTAATCATTTCCATATCAGTACCCATTTTATTAGCGTTATCTGACATATCGATCATAGCAGTATTAGCTAATTCGGCTGCTTTTTTTGTGTCACCACCAAGGCTACCAATCAAGCTTGCTGAAAATGAGGTTACGTTTTCCATATACTTATTTGCTGAAACTCCTGCAGTTTTAAAAGCTTGATTTGCATAATTTTTAACAATATCTGCATTTTCTTTAAATAGTGTTTCAACACCACCAATGGACTGTTCAAGCTTTGCTCCTTCAGAAATTGCACTAGAAAATGAGGTTTTTATCGCATTTATAGAAGCCGTAATTGCTGCCGAAGCAACTTTCAAAAGACCCATTGACACAACTAAATTCTTAATTGAAATACCTGCACGACCACCTACATCTGTCAATTGATTCAGTCGATTATTTAATGAGGCTACACCTTTACCATCTACTTCTACATCAATTTCAACTCTTCCATCACTCATCTTCTTCACCTACCTTTTCATCTGGCAATGCATATTTTTTTTGGAGCTTTTTCATTCGACTTTTCTCTCTGGTTGATTCCCCTTTTTGAGGTTCCCAAGTACGAATTTGTATAATTTTTGCCAAAATAGTATCATCTGGCAAACTTTCCAATAATGCTTGAAATTCTTCCCATGACATTTTTCCTTGTTCGTCAAATAAATTAATCCCTATTTGACGAAAAGAAGCATAAATATATTTTGCATCATGTGTTAAATCAATAATTTTCTTTCCTTTTTTAACTGGCAAAGGATTACCTAAACGGTCTGTTTCTCTATCTACTCCTTCATTCAGATAAATATAGTTTTTTAGAATGAAATTAAAAAGTAAGAACTGTTGTTCTAACGTTCCTTCAAATTCTTTTTCAAAGTCACATATCAACAGTTCTAAACTCATATTCATTTTTTCTTCTGGAAACAAATTTTCATCCGATAATATATCAAAAACATCTAAAACATTATCAAAAGATAAATCAAGCGGATATTCTTTGCCTTCAAATTCAACTGAAGTGACCAACGGATCATTTAACCGCATCTAATCACCTATTTCTTTTTCTTGTTTTTCAAGGCTTTCTTTTTCAATAAATCAGCTTTCTTTTTAGAAAGAGTATCTTTACGTTTCAAGGCTTCTTTTTCAATTGCTTCTGCCACTTCAAAAGAAATCAAATCAAACAAATCAACTAATTGCTCAACATCTGGATAGACAGAATAAATTTTTTCAAATGAACCTTCACCAAGTAACGAATCATATTCACATGTTGCTAGTTCCTTGGTTAATTCAATAATCAATAGTGTATCTTCTTTCGTAGGCACTTCTACATTTTTAACTAATTTAATTTTTTCTTGACATTCTTTCACTTTAGCTTCAAATTCTTCTTGTGCATCAAAAAAACGTGTTAGTTCTTCGGGCGTTGTTCCAAAAAAGAATTCCAATTCACCAATTTTAATTGGAAAACCTTGTCTAATAATTTTAAATTCCATCAATCTTTCTCCTCTTGTTTTTTAGATTTTTTTGAAGTAGTTTTCGCCCCATTGTCAGATTGAGAAGCAAGCTTCTCAACTGACGGGGCTAAACTTTTGGGGTAACATTTGGCAAAGTATCAAATGTAATCTTGCAACTAAATTCTTCATACTCTGTTGCATCTCCAGCACCAGCCACAATATCCGTTACTGTAGCTCGACCAATCACTGTGTCACCATTTGTTTGAACAATTTTGTGCCAAATCTTACGTTCTTCTCCTAATTTATATTTTTTAGAAGCAATCAATGCTTGCGCTTCATCTTCAGGATCATAAAATCCTTCTGGACTATATGAACCTGATACAGATGTTACAGTTGTTTCTGGTGTACCGTCTCCATCGTAAAAACCAGTGTCATCTGTTTCTTCATCTGTATCATCACCAATTGAGCTAATATATTTTGCTAATGGTAACCACGTTTCTGCTTCTTTTGATGGAGCTGTTTCTTCCCCTGGCGTATATTCAGCAATATAATGTTCTCTCAAGGCATTTTTATTACGTGCAAAATATTGTAAATTCATTTTAAGCATGTGATTTTTCCTCCTTAAATGTGGTTAATTTTGTTTGAAAATCCAATAAAAAAACGAACCAACCTTGCTCATCAGCTTCACTAATGTAAGGTCTGTTCGTGATAGTTAATTTATTAAACTCAAATGATTTATTTTGACTAGTTAATTCTTCAATCTCTTCTAAAATATCCGACAAAAGCCACAATGTTTGTTCAATTTTATTGCCGTCTTTTGATTTCATGGCAATTTCATAATTTAATAGTTCATCTTTGATTCCGTCATAATATTCCGTTTCGACCTTACCACCAGGCAATGGATAAATAACTAAACTTTCCACTGCCGAAAGATAACCTTTTCGAATATTCAACGGTAAATCAGGTATCTGATTTATTTTTTCAATTAAGCAATCTAGAAAATCCATTATTTAATTCCTATTCCTCTCAAAAAAGCTCGCTTCCAATCAGCACCGTGAATAGAGTTAGCTTTCAAATCCCATCGTTTTCCTGTACCTGGTGTCGAATACTTCTTGAATATCGCTTTTCCATTTGTACCATAAAA